CGCGTTAATTGCGTCAGACCATGAAATGCCTCCTGTACCTGATGGCAATGAAGCACCGCTTAATGCGTTACCACCATTGAACCCCCCACTTAAAGCACTACTGAAAGCATTAAATAAAGGTTGCGTAATACTTTGTCTAATCGCCATACGTGCCAAGTCACTCAATATCGAATCAACTAACGATTTGAAATCTAACTTTCCAGTCTTAACAAAATTAACTAATGCGTCCTCTGCCCCTTTAAAGGCTTTAACAATCGTATCGCCAACCATTGAACCCATATCATTTAACGTCTTAGAAAAAGCAACTAATTTAGCGTTCATATTTTCACCAAAGCTTTTTTCCATCTCTTCCCTTACTCCTATAACTGTCATTTTTAAACTATTAGCATTTCCCTCAGCTTCTTCAAAATATTCAGCAGGGGCGTTTTCTGTTCCTCCAATAATCGAATCAAATAGCTCTTTATTTTCTTTAAATCGTTCCGCAAATCCCGCCCGCCAATCTGCCTTAACCTCATCCATCCCAGTAAAATCACCTTTTAACCAATTGCCAATAACATCTTTTGTAGCCTTTGCAAATTCGATTAATTCTTTAGCTAATGCAATTGCGCCCATGATGGCAAACGCAACTGATCGAATAGCAACTTCAATTACTTTAAATAAACCTGTCCAATCATTTTCACTATCAAATAGTTCATTTAATGTTGGTAGTAATGCGTCAGCTAATTGTTTTCTAAAACCATCAAAGCCAAAACCTAGCATTGTGATTTGATCGTTAAAATATTCTGCGTTTTGCGAAAAACCTGCGCTTGTTTCATAGTTCCAGCGCTCTAAAGCCTCACCCCCCTCATTCAACATTGGTATTAATTGCGCTCCTGATCTGCCAAATATTTCCATTGCTAACGCTGCCTTTGTTGCACCGTTTCTCATACCTTTAAATTCATTAGCTATTTCAGCCAATACAACTTCAGATTCTTTTAAATTACCGTCTGAATCTCTAACGCTTACACCTAAAGCCTTATACGCATCTGCATAAGTAGCAACGCCTTGATCAGCTTCTCGCATTGATTGAGCAAGACGCCTTAAACCTTTTTCTATCGTTGCCTGTTCTACACCTGCTAATTTCCCGGCGTTGACGTAAGACTGCAAACTATCAGCCGCTATACCTGTTTGCCTGCTTAACTTTCCAAACGCATCAGCTTGATTTATTGCACCTGTTACAAAACGGGCCGCCGTACTAGCTGCAAGGAATACAGCCATTGCTTTGAAAGCATTATTCAGCGTAAATATCGTATTTCTTAAAGTCTTTACTCTTCCCTGTAAACCCTGCATAGAGTTACCCATGCGTTTTATTGCCGCCTGCCCTGTCGTTTTGGCAGCGATCAACATATCAAACTTTGCCCGTTGTGCCATTTATTTGCGCTCCTTATTTAAGTAACTAATAGCCGCAACTTCCATAATTTGAAGATCCTCGAAAGTTTCTTTGCTATACGCATACATATTAACCAAGCTTAACACCGATGAATAGTCGAAACCTGTAACGCCACTAACTGAAGTACGCCATTGAGTCTGACATCTACAAAACAATTCAATAGCAAGCCAATTTTCTTCAAATACAACAAAGTCTTTTTCTGGTTCTAGTTCAGGGATAGGAATGCCAAGAATCGCCGCGTCTTCCTGTCTTTGATCAATTACCCGCCCTTTTCCTAATAAGTATTCAGCGGCGTCGGTTAGTTTTTTCTTTTAGCTCCCGTAATACTTTTAAAATATGCAGTTCCTATTTCTGTTGCTATTAAAGGGACTTCTATTAATTGCTTTAATGCTGCTTTAGTAAATCTAACTTCTTTTCCGTCTTTATCTTCTATGCCACTCCAGCCCGCTAAAACTTCAGTACAAACCTCTTGATCAGTTACATCGCCTTTGCCAACTAGATCTAATAATTCTTTAATACGTGATTGTTTTAGCCTTTTAAAAACACATTTGAACGAATGTTTTTCGTACTTACCATTATCAACAGGTAATTCAATTGAACAGGGCCAAGAATATGTATCGTCTTGGTCTAAGACTAGAGCCATTAGTATTTAATATCTATGCGTAGGGTAGACCCTATATTACGCTAACGCAATACTAGAGGAACTTGATCTCGACCTCGTTATTACCTGCCTCTGTGGGAACTGCTCGATAAGGACAATTAAGCATCCAAACTTGATCACTTTCTTCATAGGTGATCGCGCCTAAGTCTGTTTGGGGGCAACTCAACTGAACTTTATTTCCCGCTGCTGTTCCATGTAAAAGGGTGTTATTTCCTTGCGCGGAATTACTAGCACTATCGATAAAGTTTTTGGCGCTCATCGCTACCGCTTCAATTACTGCTGTTCCTGTAGGTTTTCTATCTGTGATACTTACGGTATCTGTTGAACCAACTAATGACCTAAAGACAACCTCATTCGCCATATCGAACGACCAACTTTGAACAGCTCCGGCGTATGAAAATAATTGAAATGCGCTTGTATTACCTGCTGTAAATGCTAGCGGAACCGCTTGAAGTGATTTGGTTGGAGTCGGAATTGCGCTGTCTGTCGGTGTTGAAAATCTTCCTGTAAAAGTAAAGTTAATTACGGGCAATTCACCTGCTGTCATCTCAATATTAAAGGTTCCGCGACTTCCTTTTACAAGTTGTCTTACACCATTATAGTTCACATAAAAAGTAACACTATCGCCTGCTGTACTTGAATTAGGTGAATAGGTAACAGAGGTAGAACTAACAATCGCCTGCGTCATATTTGAGGCCTTGAGCAAATCGCCATATTTAGGCGGCGTTCCGGCGGCTCCAGATCCGCTTAAGTAGCAACTGAAAGTAACGTTTGCTCTTTTATTAACTAACTCAACTGGATAGTTCCCAAAATAACCGCTGATAATTTGGCGTTCTGCCTCGTCACTAACAATTGGTTCGATATTAAGATCTAATACCTCTAAATAGTTTGCGCTACCCGTGGGCGTGGGGTCGGTTCCATAGCTTGACTCAATCTTATAAAGCAGTTGCCTTAGTCTGTAACTTTTAGCCATAACCAAACATGAACCTATGCAACTATATTAATGCCTTATCGCTATTTAGACGTATTAACTTGCTAAGTCCGTCGTAGTTGTTTGGTATCTGACTAAATAAGAACAAGTCATTACACCGATAGGGCTATCACCGTCAATCGTTTCAAAAGCTTGAGTTGTTGGCGCTATGTCCATACATTCACCCCCTAGCGTTACATCATTCATTATTTTTGAGTGCATCGAAAGTAACGTTGCATCTACGCCCTGATCTGGTACATCTCCAGAACAAAGAATCGTAACGGTTACATTTAAAGACCAATTGATTGAAGGCGCTGACGTTATTAAAGAGGCGTCATCATTAGACCATTCAATTATTAACGCTGGAAGTTGTGAACGTTGAGCAAGAGGTATTGTCCTAGATCGAAAAATGCGCGTACTGACCCCAGTTGTTCCAGCTAACGCCGTCTTAATTGCTGCAAGTATATCTTCCCTTTTAGAAGCCATTGTTTAAACCTTTTCTAGTGAAATTTGACAAGTAAGGCCGTCTACTTCTTTTGAATTTGTACGAACTTTATAATTTACCCCGCCTACTGCTATTGCATCCCCTCCAACAAGGGTTCCAAAATCTGATGCTTTGCAATGTAAAACCCTATCGACATATAAGACCTGATCACCTGCAACAACTTCTGTAGGTTCGTCAAGTATTCCATATGAGCTAGTTCCCCCCGCAACGCAAGCCACGCTGAAAGGGGAATTTGCACCAAGCATCGCTGTTAAATCATCAGCAAATGACATTTAATTAGCCGTACTTCTTAGAAGCCAAAGCAACGACGGCAACCGCACCCGCGCCTGTTCCACCTGCAACAGTAGAACTAATTTTTAGGTACTGCTTTAACTCAGATACGTTGAGGTAGATCTTTTCAACTAATGCTGTATTTGCAGAAGTTGTTGTAAAAGCGCCATCTGTAACGTCTGTATAAGTACCGCCGGATGTGTCACATTCAGTGATCTTTATGGCATAAGTAATGCCAGATCCGCCAGCCTCGGCAGCTAATACAAACGCGGCTGAACCTTCATAGCCCTGAATGTCAACGGCTGAACCAACCGCAGTTGAAGCCAACACGTCATTTCCTAATAAGCTTAGGACTTCGGTTTTTGAACCGAGATTTTTAAGAGTCATTTGAAATTTCCTCCTTTATCGGAGTAGTGGGTTTTTTACGTTTAGCAGTTGGTTTTTTCTTCACTTCACAAACAGAAGCTACTTGCGCTTTGCCTAATTGGATAAGGGTTTTTGCATCTTCAGAAGAGGCCTCTATGACCTCCCCTGATTTTGCTAGTTCCCCTTGTAACCAAGTAGGTCTAAGGAGTTCTATCCTCATCGCTTATTAAGTTCCTAAGCAGAAACTTTCAGCATGACGAACAGCAACGTCGCAGTCCTGTAAAGCAACGATGCGAACAGTACCGCTTGTTGAGTTGGTGTAAGGATCAACGGTTAGATCTAAACCACTCCAGAAACCCATAATTAGGTCGGAGAAATTACCAAACCAAACGTCACCTGCAGCAACTTGATTAGAAACCAATGCCCTGTAACCATTCATTTCGCCGTCTTGTCCACCTGTCCAAACGAACTCACCTGAACCTGCATCTTTCTTAGTTCCTTTCAAAGAACCGCGCATTGATGCGTTAGTGATATAGCAAGGAGAACCGACTAAGGCGTTTGCACTACCTAGATCAGATTCCATAGCGATCACTTCAGGGAAAGTTGGAACAGCACCAGCAAAAGCTTCCGCACCAATTCCTACGGTATTTTTTATGCCTAGCGGTTCGCTGCCTACCCCAGAACCATAAAGGCCAGCCAAGTCAATCTTTAGCGCAATAACGCGAGCTAAGTCATTTCTGATGAATTGCTCAATTGAAATAGATGATTGAAGAAGTAGTTTTCTTGTTACATCTGTATAAGCTCCCACTGTGCGGGGAATCATTGAAACTTGTGACAATGTTTGGTCACTTTCAGCCGCCGCTGCACCTTCAGCAATCCACGTCGCAGATGCTGCGCCAGTCTGTTTCGGCAGTTTGATATTGCCCTCTAAGCCAGAAAGGATAGTTGCCCCTGCCCTTGCACAAGCGCTCTCATTTCTTAGCAGGTCTATAAATGAACCTGTTAAAAGCTCCTCTTTTATTACGTCGCCACCTGCTGAACCCGGTGATGTTTGTAAATCTCTTGTTAGTACATCTTGAGGGATTGTTATACCTCTTGAAGTTCTGCCAAGTTTTGCAGCCGCCGCCTCAGATGCTTCAATTTCAAAAGAAGCCGCTTCACGTGCGCGGGTATCTGTTGGGTTAGCAAGATAGTTAAGAGCCTTTAAGAAAGAAAAACTTCTTGACTCTTTTTCTGTCATGCCTAACTCTGCATTGCCTGATGCTTGTGCTACTGGCTCTTGCTTCCAGTTATCGACAATTGCTTGATTAAAATCTGCAACGCTGCGACCTTCAGAAACATAAGTTTGACCTAGTTCTCTTAAGTCGTGCCTTTCAGCAGCTTTTTGAATGTTTGTAATACGGCTACGCTCAGCTTTCAATAGCTTTTCGCTATCTACTGCTTCTGAACGCACCTCCAAAGTTTCTTTTGGTGTAGTGGTCATTTCAACAGGTTTAGAAGTGGACGATGCGTCAGAAGACGCGGCGTTAATACGCTCTTGTAGTATATTATCTGATTCCTGCGTATCCGTAACGGTTCTGTTTACTCCAACTGTTGAATCGGCGGGGCAAGGTGCAACCGATAATTCATGAACAGTGATGTCCTTACCAATAAACTGTTCGCCTCGCTGTTCAAAATCGTTAACAACGTACCCAAAGCTAATACCCCTAATTATCCCGTCTTGAATGTCTCTGTAAATAGAACTTGCAAATTCTTCTTTGCTAAAACGTACCTCTGCATATCCACGCTTGTCACTTTCATCGATCCAAGCTTTGTTAACTACTCCAATCGGTCTATCGAAAGAGTGATTAAACAAAAGTGGGCCGCCATCGTTTAGCCGTGAAAGATCCCAATTGTCTGACTTATGCTCCAGCACCTCATCGCCAAAAGCGCGAGCACAAGGTTGCTCAGAACTAAAAGGAAAAGTTAAAGTTCTTTCTTGTTTTTCGACCTGTTTAACTTCGAGGGCAAAATCCCTTTGCACTAATTTTTGTTCTAGATCACGTTCCATTTTCTTCAGAATCGTTTGGTGTTTCGTCTACTTTAGCCTGCGTAGCAATATTGGTTGAATCTGTCTCGAAATTTAGCCCGTAAGATGCCGCCATTTCTTGTTCGGCTTTTCTTGCAATTAAAAACTCTTCTAAATCTGTCCCAGATAATTCGCTTAGAACTTGCGATTGCAATTTAAAACCAGCTTTAACAGCTAGGCTTGCAGCCTCCACCTCCTTTTTCGGATCTATCCAATTCATGCCGGAAAACATAAATCGACAGAGTTGATAGCGTTCGGGTTCTGACTGGTAATTAGGCAATTGCAGCGTTCCTCCTAAAACACTTAGTTCTAACCATTCCTTATAAACTTTTTCTAATAAGATTTCTTTTAATTGCGATTGTAAAGCCTTAAATGATTGTTGATCTTGTAATAGATCAAGGCGGCTAGAACTGTAATTTGATTGACTGCTATCTCTTGATAATGTCGCGTATGAAATGCCAATTGAAGCAGATAAAGCCCTAATCATTGCACGAACAAACGGTTCAAATTGACCATCAGGCGCGTTTAAGTCTGGAACCGTCACAGATTCACCGGGGGCTAAATATTTCACCTGAGCCGGAGCCATGTCATAGACCCTTTCGTTTTCCTCGTCTAAACCGTCAGAATTTAATTCTCCTTCGGGTGACTGGATATAAGCAGTTAAACAACTTGACGCTCTAGCTCTAATTATCTCGGCTTGTTCGTATCCCTCCAAGTGATGCATCCTTTGAATAGCACTAGCCATCCATGTCACGCCGCGAGTTTGTCCGGGGCGCGTAAAGGTTGCCAAATGAATAATATCTTCAGCATTAACAATAATATGTCTGTCTTTTTCGGTTGGTTGATTAACAAAAAGAGTATCTCCGGGGTGTTTCGTTAAGATTGCATATTTTTTTGGCTTGTTCCACTCGTCTAGCAATATCCCCATTCTCCACTGCCAACCTTTAGGAGCTGCGCCGCCTTGGTAATCCTCGTCGATCATATCGGCTTCTAATATTTGCAACGCAAAAGGTACATCGCTATCACCAAACCTTTTACCTCTAATCAACCGAATAAATACCTCCCCATCAGATGCCCACGCTGAAACGGCAGTTCTTACCATTTCGTTAAAGGTTAATTTTCCAGCTACATCGCAACTAGAAGCCTTAGACCATTTAGCAAAAGATCTTTCAATTTGATCGTTAATTTTAGGGTTAAGTCTTCCCCCTCTTGCCATCCTTACCTGAGCTTGTAAGCGTGGCCCACACCCTGCAACGTTTTCAACAATGGCACGAATAGCATTTCTGCAATAATCCTGATCCCTTATTAATTGCCTAGCTCTAGACCTAAGCTTTTTAACGCTGCCTTTGATTTCTGTATCTGCTGAACTTGTCGGATTAACCCAACTAGCGGTATATCGATCCATGCTTGCGCCTGCGTAATTTCTACGTCTTGGCTTTGCAAGTGTTGAAGGATTAGGGCGCCATAATTCGCGCCATGCATTAGCAATACCCATGATTAAAACCTCGCGTACATTGTGAATGGGTTTCCTTTACCGTTAGCTATTAAATTCGCTTGATCTTCTTTATTAACGATGTATTTAAGTTGACTTTCTCTAGCGATTAAATCAGGCAATTGAACTTTTTTATACGTCCTTCCGCCTATTGAATATTCTTGACCTGCGTCTGTTGATAATACCCTAATTGCAGTTGTTACAGCGTCTAGGTCTTTCTTTGCTTGTGACCTGTTATCAATAGCGCCCGGATTACCACCCGCATAAACAAGAGATTGCAAAACCTCTAATTTTCCTGACCTAGTAAATTTTTCAGCGCCTTTTGAAAATTCAGCCGTCCAATCCCAATCACCAGCAGTGAAAGATGCCGTATCAGTTGCACTAATAGTAGTTTTCCATCCTGTTGAAGTTGAATCTTGTACGGCGGTTGCAGTATGGAAACCGTTAGCAGCCGCATTAGTGCGAAGGTAATATTTTAATGTCCAATCAGGCGCGGAAATAGTTTCATCAAACGGATCAGTTGTGCTTGAGTCTTTCCATTTTACTGTCGCCCCTGCGCGTATTGTTCCGGGGATATTCATTTTGACCCCCTACCATTTGTGTACATAACCCTGCTTAGACGTATGTTTCTTAGAGTTTAGCGTCTTTTCGTTAGGTTTTTTAAGCGAATTTAAGAGTCTTTTAGCGAATATTTCGCCAATTTTAGCCCTCGGGTAGATCATATAGAGACGATTAACGCCGCAATAGGCCATACAGAGACAATCAAGCGCTTCATTTCGTGCGCCCGGTTTTAATGTCCATGTCGGAACTTGAAACCCTGATCGATTTGTTTTTAATATTTGTCTTTCTGCTGTTAGTTGTCTGAAATATTCTTCGCCTGTTTGCGCGTGAAAGTGTAAATATCCGGGGCCGGGTTCGTTGTGCTTCAGTCTACCCATTAAAGCATCTTTTGCAGTATCTCCACCCATTAAATATAAAGTTAATGCCTTTTTTAATGATCTACCCTTTGCGTTGATGTCTACTTTTGAGCCGCGACCAATAACAGGTTTCCGCGCTTGGTTTGTTCCTTTAATTGCTATCACCCCTTGCGCCTGACGCTCTCGGCAGTACTGGTAAGTTGCCTGTGTCGCTAAACCACCTGAGTCGATCACGGTTACATCAGGTTTTAGTTTTACTTTCTTCTCTGGGTTGCCGGGTATTGGAACTTCATATTCTGCGCCAACTAAAACATCTAATACCTCCCAGACGTGGGACTGATGAGGATCACCGAGAATGACTTGATGATCTATTAACCAACCTTCTTCGAAACGATCAGGGGTTAAATTCCATCCCCAGATAGAAACCTCTAATCTTTGGTTTTCGCCACCCATACCGCCGCCACCTTGCACGTCAACCGCAAGCGTTATAGTTTGCACCCCTTCGGGTATTTGTCCCGGCAAGTAACCTTCACACCGCTTTAATAAACCTTCAACGCTGACATTAGAAACATGATCGCTATCCCACGTTTCGGATAATCTTGTATTAACAAAAGTGCGTAATAAAGGGGCGTCACCCTTTGCTTTTAAAAACTCCTCAACCATATTTTCCCAACTGAACCAACCAAGAGGGGAATAAAGTCCGTTCAGATGAAAGCCTGCTGTTTTATTGTCTTTGCTTTCTGCTGTATCTCTCCATTCGCCCTGACGTAGCATTGAGGTTTTATGAACTTCTTTAAATTTCCCTTCACATTTTTCGCATTGATATTGAACCGTTGACGGGTCGTGATCTTCATATTTTAAGTTTTTAAATTGTAGATGCTGCATATGACCACATAAGGGACAAGGCAAAAAATACCGTTTTTGTGAACTGGATAAGTACTCTTGTTCAATGCGTGAAAAATCTTTTAC